GGGATGGCCGCCCATCATCGCGTGTTCCCAGACGTTGCTGTAAACAGCGGCGTGGCCGATCAGCGGATTGTAGAGATAGGCATCGGCGCCGCCGGCGCGCGCTTTTCTCGCCTCGGAGATGAAGGATTGCAGACTGGAGACCGATTTGGTTTCGAACTTGCTGGACAGCAGCCCCCAGAACACATCCGCCTGCAGCCCAGCCTGCAGGTGGTGCTCGTGCAGAATCCGGAAGAGTTCATATTCGCGCGTCGTCGATTGCGTGTTGAAGGAAATGTCGAAGGGCAGGGCAGCCGAATCGAGATTCGCCAGCTGCCTGGCGTCGAGATAAGGCTGGTAGACGATCACCGATCCGGATTGCTGCGCCTTTACGCTCAATTGCTGAAGGCTCGGCAATCCCGCGGGCAGGGTGGTCGGAATCTGCTGGTTGATCGTCAAAGTCGCGTCCTTCGAATGCCGCCTCCGCTGGAAAGAGAGATTCCCGCGAGGCTATCCGGGCCGGACTATTGGCATCGAAGCTTGCGCCACCCTGTTGGATGCGCGGTGCGCACGACGGTCTGATATCGCTACGTCGAGAGTGTGTTTTTGCTGATTGTGAAAGTCCGCGAAACTTGAAAACATTCTCTCCGAAATCGAGAGAGAAGTGGCACGCCCTAGGGAAATGTCACTATGTAAGCTTTTCAATGGCTTGCATCTGCTAACCGGCAAAAACCGCGCCATTGATAAGAAAAGCGAATTTCTGCGATCTGCTAACCGGCTTTTGCCCCGATACCCCGGACCCCGCACAGGCCCAAGCGCCGCGAAAACCCTTTTTACCACTCAGGCATGAGCGCATAAAAGAGCCCCCGACCTTGGAAGTCAGGGGCTCAAAAATGATCGGGCTACCAACCCTCTCAACTCGCAAGGAGAAGGTAGCCCGGTCAGGATCGAAGCACAAGACCGTGAGGGACTACCAATGAAGAATGGCGCTGCCATCGTTCCGGCTTTCGACAATAAGGAAGAGTTCAAGGCGTGGAAGCTCAATAGCCCAAATCTTTATCTCCTCCTTGACCGCGTCGTCTTCCATTGGCGTGGTAACGCCGCAAAGGTGAGGGGCAGGCCAGACGGGGGAGTTTGGTCCGCGCATACCCAAGCCTTTTGGATGGAACAGACGCAGCTATCGAAAGATCAGGTCAAGCGCGGCATGGCCGAATTGCAGGCGACCGGCCTCATAGAACGCGAGCGCCATCGCTTCGCCGGATGCAACAATCTGACATGGGTTAGACCGACCCGGCTCGCCCTTAGAATGATGGGCGGAAGGCCTACGGATGAGGCCCGTTTGGGCAAGCCAAATGCGCCACCAGTTGCGCCACCACATGCGCTCCCACTCGCGCCCCCAGTTGCGCCGACCGATTACACTTCCTTTCCCTACCATTCAAAGAAAACAACTGTAACAACGGGCAGTGCGACTTCCTCACATGAGGAAGGGAAGGAAGGGTTCGGGGGAGAGAAGAAAAAAGGGACTATCATCAAACTGCCTATCCCGAAGAAAGAACCTGTCCCCGCGACTGCCGTCCAGCCGGTAGACGACGTGGACGTGATCTTTGCGAAGATGCAGGCCAAGAAGGCCGTGAAGAAGCTTGCCGGTATCGAGTTGCTGAAACAGCAGTACCCGGTGATAGAGGGACCGCATAAGGCGTTCGTGAAGCATCCCGGCGAATATTACGGATGGGAACACTTCGCATCGTGGTCGCCGGAAAAGCGCGCCGAGAAATACGCTCAGTACCTCGAATGGATTGAAAACTGGAAAGCCGGGAAGAAGGCCAAGACCGTCGCGTCCGAACAGGACTATGACAACTGGACCTTGGACACTGGCGGGATGGCCGATTACGAAGAGGCAATGGCGCTGAAGCACGCCAAGGGCTGATAGCTTAATCTCTGAAAGAGCCTGCAAACGCGGGCTTATTTTCTAAAACTGGCATTTTGCAATCGGATCACCACGACGCGCCCCGGATGCCAATGGGCCCACTTGCGCAAGGTCTTGCTGACAATCACGGTTTACCGTGACTAATAGATAGCCGTCACAACAGGGCGGCGGCATGTTCGGGTTTTCCAAGAAACAAGTGAAGAATATTTCATCGGAAGAGGTGCGTTCTCTCGCATCTCCGACCGATTTGGATTTCACGATCTTCGGCGCGACCGCCTCGCTCTCTGGCGTCAACATCTCCCCGGCAACAGCAATGGCCGTTCCAGCCGTCGCCGCTGGCGTTAAGGCCATTGCTGAAGCTGCCGGGATACTGCCGCTCCACATCTACCAGCGGCAGGAAGACGGTTCCCGCGAACGTCTGCCCGAACACCCGGCTTACAAGCTCCTGAATGCTGCCGCCAATCCGTGGACCGGTGGCGGCTCTTTCCGCGAACTCCTCACGGCTGATGCAGTCGCCTATGGCAACGGCTATGCGCAGATCGTCCGAGATCGCAATGACAAGCCGGTGGAACTTCATCGCCTGCATCCGCCGTCCGTCGCTATCGAGATCGACAGCATCACCGGGGAACCGCGATACAAGGTCACAGCGGGGGGCAGGACTCGCGTTCTGGCCTTTTCCGAAGTCCTACACCTCCGAGCACCCGCAACGCTTTCCACGGACTCCGTATGCGGAAAGTCGCCGCTGATGGAAGCAAAGGACGCCGTGGGGCTCCTGATCGTCCTCAACCGCTACGCCAATCAGCTTTTCAGCAACGGAGGCCGCCCGTCCGGGGTTTTGAGCTTCAAGAGGGCTCTTGGCGCTGAAGTTGCAAAGCGAATGAAGGCTTCTTGGCAGGCGGCTACGTCGGGCGGCAATGCTGCCGGGACCGCGATCCTTGAGGAAGAAGGCTCTTTTACTCCGCTGGCGTTCTCGTCGGTGGACAGCCAGTTCATGGAAATCTGGAACCTCTGCATTTCCGAGATCGCCCGCATCCTTCGCGTGCCGCCGGTTCTCCTGATGGATTACAGCCGCCAGACATGGGCCAATGCCGAGACGGGCGGTTTGCAGTTCCTGACATACACGCTCGCCCCATGGCTCTCCCGTTGGGAAACCGAAATCTCCCTGAAGCTGATCGATGATGCTGACCGCGAGAAGGTCTTTGCCGAGCATCTGACGGACGCTTTGCTGCGATCCGACTTCGCCACCCGCGCCACGGCTTACGGCCAGTATCGCAGCATGGGCGCAATGACCGCCAACGAAGTCCGCCAAGGCTTGAACCTGCCGAAGATCACGGGCGGGGACGTTTTGCAAAATCCCTACACTACGACCGGCAAGGACGATCAGCAGCAGCCCGCCAAGAAGGACGAACCGACCGATGCATGACGTCATCACCCATCGCCAGTTCTTCGGGGACAAGGAACGGTCCTTCACGCTCACCCTGCCAATGGTCCGCGAGCTTGAGCGTGTCACCGGGCGGGGAATTGGCGGCCTCGTGAAGTCCGTCTTCGCCCGCGACTTCAACAGCATCGAAATCTTTGAGGTGATCCGGCTCGCCCTGATCGGGGCAGGGGAAGCGCCTGAAGAGGCGGACGCCCTTATCAAGGCCTACGCCCATCCGCGCCCGCTGGCGGAGTCCTACAACGTCGCTTTGAGCATTCTTGAAGCCCTGATGATGGGCGCTGCCGAGCAGGCCAAGACGCCAGTGCAACATTCTTCACTCGCATCAGTGCAACATTCTTCACTCGACGGGGACGACGATGCCGCGTCCCCCGGATTGGAAAATTTCTGAGGGGACCACGATGCAGCAGACCAATTACGATGTCGAAGTCCGCTTCAGCGACGTTGGCGACGACGGTTCTATTGAGGGCATCGCCGTCCGCTTTGACACCGTGGACAGCTACCGCTCGACGTTTGCCCCTGAAGCTTTCAGGGGCTTGGAAGGCCGCACTATCCCTATGCTGTGGTCGCATGATCCTTCGAACGTCATCGGCTCGTGGTCTTCATTCCAAATCCGTGACGGCGGCCTGTCTGCCAAGGGCAAGCTCAATCTGTCCGTGGCGAAGGCCTTGGAAGTGCGCAGCCTGCTACAGGCCAAGGATATCGGCGGCCTTTCGATTGGCTTCTCCACCCTGAAGGACGAACGGCAGGCCAGCGGCGTCCGTCGCATCACGGAAGCCCGTCTTCACGAAATCAGCATCGTGGCTTTCCCGTCCGTTCCGGGTAGCGGCGTCACCAAAATCAGGCATTCGGAAACCGGCACAGACCATGCGCGCGCTATGGCCTTCATCGAAGAGTGCCGGTCACTAACGCGCGCTTTGACAGGGAAGTGATATGAAACACGAAAAGATCGAAACCCGCTCTGCGCTGCCGCTTGAAACCCGCAGCACGGACGACAACACCGACCCGCTTGCAGCAGCAACCGCCGCTGTGGCCGAGATGCGAGCCGCTGCCGAACAGCGCAATACGGCACATGCCGCCGAAACCCGCGCCCTTCAGGACCGCATTGGCGCGCTCGAAACCCGTCTGTCCCGTCCGGGCGCTTCCGAACAGCAGACGCAGGCGAACGAAGCCGCAGCAGCCGAGCGCCGCGCATTCGGCACCTACCTTCGCTATGGTGCAGCCGCACCGGCCGAAGAACTCCGAACGCTGACGGTGGGCACCGATACGCAGGGCGGTTATCTCGCACCGACTGAAATGTCCGCCGAGTTTATCCGCGATCTCGTGCAGGTGAGCCCGATCCGTTCCGTTGCTTCTGTCCGCCAGACCGGCGCACCGTCCGTTGCCTATCCGAAGCGCACGGGCATCACGGCGGCGAAGTGGAAGGGCGAAGGCCAGACGCAGGAAGGCAGCGAGCCGAGCTTTGGACAGGCTGAAATCGCCGTCAAGGAACTCAACACCTACGTCGATATCAGCAATCAGCTTCTGGCAGACTCCGCAGGCGCGGCAGAAGCCGAAGTTCGCTTGGCGCTGGCTGACGATTTTGGCCAGAAGGAAGGGGCTGCTTTTGTGAACGGATCGGGAGCACTCGATCCTGAAGGTTTGATGACGAATGGCGACATTCAGTCGATCATCAACGGACACGCGACGAACCTCAATGCTGACCAGCTTATCGCCATGCAGTACGCGCTGCCGCTGGCATACCGCAGCGTCGGAACGTGGATCATGAACGGTACGACCGTTGGTAAGGTCCGCACCCTGAAGGACAGCAACGGCGCGTACATTTGGCAGAATTCGCTGCAAGCAGATGCCCCGGCACTTCTGCTTGGCCGCCCGGTTCTGGAAGTCGTGGACATGCCAGATGTAGCCGCCAACGCCTTCCCGGTTCTGTTCGGTGACTTCAGTGGCTATCGCGTTGTGGATCGCATCGCAATGAGCGTTCTGGTCAACCCTTACCTTCTTGCGACGAACGGCCTCACACGCATTCACGCAACGCGCCGCGTCGGCGGTGGCGTTCTTCAGGCCGCCAAGTTCCGCAAGCTCAAGATGGCGACCTCGTAAGAGGCCCCTTTCTCAGTCCCCAACATCGGTTTGTGGCCGCGAGCTAAGCGGCAGGAGAAACAGAAATGCGTGATATTGTGAACAACATTGGCGTCGTGGCCGTCATCGCTCCGGCAGTCCTCACGGCAACCAACACCCCGGCAGGCGTGGACCTGCTTGGCTTCGGCTCTGCCGCTCTCGTAATCAACACGGGCGCAATCGCAGGCAGCGGCAACTTCACGCCGAAGCTTCAGGAGAGCGACGACAACACCAACTTTACCGACGTTGCCGCTGGCGATCTTCAGGGATCGTTCCCGGCTGCGCTCGCTGCAAACTCAGTCGTCAAGGTCGGCTACAAGGGCAACAAGCGTTACGTCCGCCCCGTCCTCACTCTCAATTCTGGCACCTCGATTGCCGCGTCCGCTCTGATCGTCAAGGGCAACGCGAGCAAGCGTCCGGTCGCCTAACGGCTATCCCGAGAAAGGGGAACGTCAATGCTTACCACAGCAGCAAACAGCAAGTTCAGCATCGGCACCACGGCGGGCGCGGGGACCATCGTGGGTGACTTCACGTCGGACACCTACGTCGCCGTCGCCAATATCAAAGACCTTGGCGAAGCCGGTTCCAAGGCTACCATTGTTGAAGGCAAATATATTGATCAGACCTACACCCGAAAGGCCAAGGGTTCCCGCGACAATGGCACCATGACCATTGTCGTGGACCGTGACAGCGCGGACGCTGGCTATGCGGCCCTGATCGCTGCCGAGAAGACAAGCAACGCCGTGAACTTTAAGGTGGAGCTCAATGACAAGCCGTCCTCCGGCGCTTCACCGAAGCCCTCGACCTTCTATTTTAAGGCCATTGTCGCCAGCGCCGTGAACAAGTTCGGCGGCACGGACGATATGGTCCAAACCACCTTCGAACTCGCGATTTCTGGCGCGATCTTCGAAGTCGCAGCATCGGCCACGTAAGAGGCCATGTTGTGCAGAATGTCGCGGACGGCGGGATCACTCTAGACCTTCAGGGACGGGTTTGCCTCCTCATCCCGACCCTTCGCCGTGCGATGCAGCTACAGGCCGGTTACCGCTCTTTCTCCTCCCAAGGCACCGGCTTGGCAGCATTGGCCCGCGACGTTAGCGACGGTAGTTTGGGCGCTGCCGTCGCTATCATCCAACCGGATACCCCGGCGATGGAATGGGCGATCCTCGCCAATCTTGAGCGCCTTAAGACACCGTTGCTTGCCTTCACGCTGGCATGCTCTGGCATCGATCTTCCATCAGCCAGGACAAAAAGTGACAAGCCGTCGAAACCGGCCAAGCGCGAAAAACATCAGTCCTTCGATGACTTCTTCCGCGATCTCTACAAGGCCGCCACGGGCTGGCTTCATTGGCCGCCTGAAGTTGCGCTGAACGCCATCCCGGCACAGATCGCACTCGCCTATGAAGGCCATATGGAAATGCTGAAGGCCATCCACGGCGCTCCCGAAAAGGTAGAGCCCGAGATTGATGGCCCATGGGACCGCAACGTCCGTTCAATCTTCGCCGGTATCGGCACAGTCAAGGTGGAGGCGTGACGAATGCCGTATTCCGCCCCGTCTATCCGCTTCTGTGGATGCATCGTTCCCCGTGGCAAGCAGTGCCAGCACGGCATTGAGCGGGAACGCGAACGCAAGGCCAGAGCCGATGCACAGCGCCCGACAGCCCGCCAGCGTGGATATGATGGTAAATGGGAGAAGGCCCGCGCCGGGTTCCTCGCCAAGCATCCCCGCTGCTTCCGTTGCGGCCAGCCCGCCACCGTCGTCCATCACAGCATTCCCCATCGCGGGGACCGCGCCTTGTTCTGGCGGACAGACCTATGGAGACCAGCTTGTAAGCCGTGTCACGACGGGGTTTTGCAATCAGAGGAGAAGCGCAGATGACCAAGGGCGTAATAGCGAAGCTGCACAATTTCCATGGCGAGCGCTTGACGGTCAAAGAGATCGCCCAGCGCACCGGCATCAGCAAAAACGCCTTGTGGGACCGTATCAGGACGGGCCAGAGCGCCGAGCAGGCAGCAGTGCCCAAGCCCAGCCGTGCGCGCCTCTACACGATGGGTAATCTCACCTTGAGGGCGGGTGAGTGGTCCAAGATCACTGGCATTCCCGCAGGGCGGATTATCGAACGCATTGCTCGTCTTGGATGGCCGGTAGAGCAGGCGTTGACAACGGCCCTGATGCCAACGGGAACAGCGCGCCCCGGCACGTCCAAGCGCTATCAATATAATAAGCTTCCGGTGATCCATGATCCGACAAAAGTCACCGACGAGAAGTATCCGCCTAACGGCAATACCATTCCTGCCAGACCGAAGCGCACCAGTAAGCCCGCTGTCACCATCACATTTAACGGGGAAACCCTGACGCGTGCCGAATGGGCCAAGCGTATCGGCATCACCCCCGACGCATTGGCGGAACGGCTGAAGTCTGATCACTGGACCTTCGAAGAGGCAATGACCTTACCCTCCAATGGCAAGCCGTCAAAGCCTTACACGAAGCGGCATCCGAAGGTGCTGCCGAAGCGCACGCATATGCCGGTTGTTCGCCACTTGAATGGCCGATGCGTCATCGAATACGTGCCAGTGCAGGAGGACGCCAATGTCTAAGCGCATCGGACGCCCGCCCAAGCTCTTCCTGTTCCGTGGGCAACGCATGACCGTCAAGCAGGTGCAGGCGATTACCGGCCTGTCCGATAGCGGCGTGCGCAGCCGGATTTCGGGGGACACGGTTCTAGAAGGTGAAGACCTAAAGGACAGGCATCAAGAGCCGAAGAAGCATGAAGTCATCATCTTCTATCGTGGGCAAGCGAAGAACGTTGCCACATGGGCAAGGGAGATCGGGATTAGTGTCTCCACTCTTCATTGCCGTCTCGCATGGGGATGGACCATCGAACAGGCTTTGACCGTCCAGCCCGTGAGCACCAAGCAGCGCGCCTTCAATCATCGGATCGTCACGCGCATCGTCAGCACCTACCGGGGGTCATCTCAAACTTTGAGCACCCCCCATAAGGACCGGCGGGGAAGGCATCTTCCAGAGAGAGCCGATTTCAAAACTCCAATCGAAACGAAATTCCACGGGGGCAAAGCCTGATGGCCGAACTTGAGACAGTCACGAACATGGATATGGTGCGCGTGCACCTCAATATTTCGGAGAGCGACAGCCCCGGCTTGGTTTTGAAGGTGCTGGCGGCTGAAGACTTCATCGGGAAGTTCATCGGCAAAGAGCTTTCCGCCTTCGATCCGATTTCCGAAAATCGCCCCATCCCCGACGCCATCACAATGGCCGTCTTCATGCTGGCGGGCCATTTATGGGAAAATCGTGAGGCCACGCTTGTCGGCATCAGTGCCGAACAGGTGCCGTTTGGCGTGCTGGACCTCATTGCCCCGTATCGGGAGTACGTGTTTTGAGCGCCCAACTCGACCGGTTTAACCGGCAGATGCAGCGCATCAAGACCGGCATCGTGCAGAGCGTTGCCCCGGCGCTGATCACGTCGGGCGAAGAGATCGCCTACGCGCAGAAGAAACTTGCCGAAAGCTCCCGCGATACCGGGGCTCTGATCGACAGCATTCACGTCACCCTGCCGGGGCAGATGACGCCCCCGTACTCGCAGCCGGGGGGCTCCCGCCGCGCCAAGGAAAACGAAGTCATCGTCACCGCTGGCAACGCCAAGGTTCGCTATGCGCATCTTGTCGAATACGGCACCGCGACGGCGGCAGCACAACCTTACTTTTGGAGCGGATACCGGCTCATGAAAAAGCGCGCCGTCAGCCGCATCAAAAGAGCCATCAACAAGGCAATAAGGGACGGGGCAAATGGCTGAAGCATCCTTAGACCTTCAGAAGGCAGTGCGTGCGCGCCTTGTAGCTGCATCGGCGGTGACTGGCCTTGTACCCGCTACCAGCATCGTGGATCGCAGCGGCACGCCCGCCACGTTCCCGTCTATCATCATCGGGGAAGGGCAGACGTTACCGGGCGGTGACATTGGCCGCCGCCAGCATGAGGCCTATGCGGACCTTCACGTCTGGACCGAAGAGCCCGGACTTGTGCAATCGAAGACCATCGTCAGCGCCATGCGTTCGGCGCTCGCTGATGGGCGTTGGACCTTCGATAACTTCGCCGTCGCGGACCTGCATATCGCGTCCAGCCGCTTCATGCGCGACCCCGATGGCAGGCACGGCCATGCCGTTATCAGCCTTCAGGCCATTGTTGTGGAGGTGGCATAATGCGCGCCGGGAAACTCGATAAGACCATCACCATTCAGCGCCGGGGCGAGATCGTTGACGATTACGGGACCGTCTCCGAAGGCTGGACCGACCTCGCCACGATCAAGGCTCAAGTGATCCAGTCCAGCACCGAAGAGTTTCTGAAGAGCTTCGGCACGACCGGCGAAACCGCCATCATCTTCCGCATCCGCTGGAAAGAGGGCTTCAGGCTCTCGGATCGCATCGTCTACGCCGGGGAAAATTACGACCTGAAAGAGATCAAAGAGCTTGGCCGAAGGGACGGAATGGACCTTCGATGCACGGCCAGCCAGTGAAATATGTTGCACTGAAGGGGCAATGAAATGGCACACCACGGGGCGAAACCGACACTCAAAGCGATCAAGGGGGGCTTGGCCGATATCCCCCCGCTGCCTGCATCGCTGCCCGATTGCATGGCGGACGAATGGAACGTGATCGCGGCGGACCTGAAGACCCGGAAGCTTCTGGCGAAGCCGATGCTTGGCGTGCTGGAAAACTATGTCCGCGCCGTCTGGACGGCTCGCCTTGCGTCTGCCGAGATCGAAAAGCACGGCATCTTTGTGAATACGGCGCACCAGCAGCTTAAGGCCAATCCGGCAACCGCCGTCCTGAAGGCCGCACAAGGCGCTGTAGCGCGTTTCTCTGCCGAACTTGGGATAACCCCGGCCAGCCGTTCGCGGGCAGGAATGGGCGGTGAAGAGAAGCCGGAAGAAGACGATCCGTTGGGGCTCGATTGATGGTCAAGCTCCTCATTCCCAAGCCGAAGAAGAAGACCACCTATCCCGACTGGCTGTTTGATGACAGCCCAATTGCGGACCCGTTCGGCCATGGGGAACGGGCGGTGAAATTCCTTCGCGCCCTCAATCATCCGAAGTCAGGCCTTCCCGGCAACGCCTTCCATCTCGACAAGTGGCAGGAACGTCTAGTCCGTCGCATCTATGGGCCTCGCCACGAAGACGGTACGCGCATCGTGAAGACCGTCGTCATGTTGCTGCCGCGAGGATCGCGCAAGACTTCGCTTGCGGCGGCGCTCGCCCTTCTGCACACCTTCGGCCCGGAACGCGTACCCGGTGGCGAAGTCCTGTCCGCAGCGTCCGACCGGTCTCAGGCAAAGATTGCCTTCGAAGAAGCACGCGGCATCATTCGTGCGACCGGCCAAAGCGAAAATCGGCTTATTGCCAAGATCGAAGCAATCGCCCGCGTTGCCGACCACAAGCACAAGATCACCAATGCCACGCATGCCAGCTTCTATGCGTGCGTCTCGAACGATGCAGCATCCGCCCACGGCCATACGCCCGTCTTTGCCCTGATCGATGAAATCCATGCATGGAAGAAGCGCGCCCTTTGGGATGCTATCCGCTCTGGCATGGCGAAGACGCCCGGATCGCTGATGATCATCGCCACGACGGCGGGACGCGGGCAGCAGAACCTTGCCTTTGAGCAAATCGACTATGCGCGCAAGGTCGCCAAGGGCGAGATCATTGACCCGGCCACGCTGCCCGTCCTCTTCGAAACGCCCATTGATGCCGATTGGGAAGATGAGGCCGTTTGGTATCGGGCCAATCCGGGCCTGAAGCATGGCTATCCCGATATCGTTGGCCTTCGCCAGATGGCGAAAGAGGCGAAAGACCGTCCGGGGGACCGGGACGCCTTCAAGCAGTATCATCTCAATATGTGGCTGGATCACTCCGAAACGCCATTCGTGGAGATGGACATTTATGATCAGGGCGCGGCCCGGATCGATTGGAGCGCCCTTGAAGGCCGCCAGTGCTGGCTTGGCGTTGACCTGTCTTCCAACCGCGACCTAACAGCCGTGGTGGCGGCATGGAAGGATGGCGAGGACGGCTATATCGTCCATCCGTGGTTCTTCTGCCCGGAAGACAACCTGCAAGGCCGTGCCGAGAAAGACGGGGTTCCTTATCCCCGTTGGGCAGATGAAGGCTTCATCATCCCGACCCCCGGCAACGTCGTGGACTATCGCCGGGTAGAGGATCATATCCGCCAGCTATGCGAACGCTTCCCCGTTGCCGAGATCGCATTCGACCCGTGGCGGGCGCAAGTGATGTCTTCCAACCTTCTTGAAGACGGCTATCCCGTGGTGGAAATGCGCCAAGGCGCAATCACCATGGCCGAGCCGATCAAGGAACTTGAACGCGCCATCATCGGCGGGAAGTTTACCCACGGGGGCAATCCCGTGCTGCGCTGGAACTTCGACAACATCGCCACCGAACAGGACAAGGCGGGCAACATTTCCTTCCACAAGGGCAAGTCCAAGGATCGCATTGACGGCGCTATGGCGACCGCCATGGCCGTGGGTCGCGCCTCGCTTGGGGAAGACAACCGATCGATTTACGACACAGAAGAGCGGGCAGAAGGCCTGATGATTTGGTGAGGGATTACCATGGCAGATACAGAACAGCTTGCAGTCCCGTTGACCGCGAAAACGTCGGACTTCGAACGTGCCTTTGACCGGGCTCTCAAGAAGGCGAACGATAATTTCGCCGGTATCGAGAAGCGCGGGGACGCGTCGGCCAAGAAGCTTTCGCAGAGCTTCGAAGGCGCGGGTAAGTCCGTTGCCGACAAGATGGAAGGGCTCTTCAAGCCGTTCATGACCGGTGGCCTTCTGGCGGCTGGCGTGACCGCAGCAGCGGGCGCTCTGAAGGAAGTGGCATCGACTGTTGCCGAAGTCGGCAGGGAAGCCGCCAAGGCGGGCGTAACAACGAAAGTCTGGCAGCAATACGCCTACGTTGCCGCTGCAGCAGGCGCGAACATCGACGGCGTAACCGATGCCCTGAAGGAACTCAATATCCGCTCTGACGAGTTCGCGAAGACCGGCAAGGGCAGTGCTCAGGAGGCTTTCACCCGTCTAGGCCTCACGGCTTCCGACGTGGCGCAGAAGATCAAAGACCCTTCCGCCTTCCTTGATGAGATCATCGGCAAGCTTCAAACCATGAGCGCCGAAGCGCGCACCCGCAATCTTGATGAGCTTTTCGGCGGGCAGGGCGCTGAAGAAATGGCCAAGGTGCTTGGCCTTTCCGTTGATCAGATCAGGAAGATGCGCAGCGAAGCGGCCACCTTCTCGGATGAGCAGATCGAAGCGGCCAAGAAGATCGATGCCGAGTTTGCCACGCTTTGGCGCAACGTGACCGTCTATTCCAAGCAGGCGCTTCTCTCTGGCGTCTCCTATGCCGAGCAGCTTATCGGGGTTATCTCCCGATTGAAGGGCGACGATCTTATCGACCGCGCCAAGGCGGATGCGCTGGACCCGGCAAAGCAGTTGGAAGCCCTGAAGGCACGCCGTGACGCCGTCGCACGCGAGATGCAGGACGTGAGCGAAAATTCGCTAAGTCCCCTGAAGGTGACAGAGCTTCGCAACCTGCAAAATACGCTGGATGCCCTCGATCAGCAGATTGAAGAACTTGGCGGCGGCAGCGACGAATTGAAGGCAGCGCTTTCCGAGCTTTCGAACATCACACAGAATGCCGGGGGCAGCTTTCAGGAGTCCGCAGAGAAGGCCGCCAACTTCCAATCGGCGCTTGCCGAGATCAAGAAGCTTGTCCCCGGCCTGAAGGCTGATCTTGACGCCCTTGGCGCCTCGAACGGCATTGACGCCGCATATCAGCGCGCCGTTGCCAACGCCCGGACCATGGGCGAGGTGATGAACGCGACGGATATTTCGAACCGGGCAAAGACGGCGGCCCGCTATGGATCGTTCTCGAATATCCTTGATGTCATCGGGGCAGTAGAGGGCGGGGCAGGCGGATACAACGCCACGCTCGACAACGGGCGCTGGACGGGCGGGGCACAGAACCTTGTCACCATGACGCTTGATCAGGTTCGCGCCCTTCAGCGGCAAATGCTCGCCAACCCGGATAACCGCGCTCTCTATGGTGACGGCCAAGGCTCTTCGGCGCTTGGCAAATACATGATCACCGGCAGGACGCTCGATAGCCTAATCAGCGAACTTGGCCTATCCGGTGATCGTCTCTTCGATGCCGATACACAGGATGAGCTTGCCCGTGCGCTTCTGCGCCGTCGTGGCAACGATCCGGCAGCGCTTCGGCAGGAATGGACCGGCCTTCGTAATGTTGACGACAGCACCATCCGCAATACCTTCGCGAACACCCCCACGGGTGCGCAAGCGCTCGCCCCGACCCAATCGCAGCAGCAGGCCACGGCGCTGGCAAAGCAGCAGGATGAAGCCCGCAAGAGCCTGAACAGAACAGTCCAGGAGGGGCTTGACCTCGCCCGGTTCGAACAGTCGATTTCCGGCCAGAGCGCCGCGCAGCAGCAGATTGAACTGGCGGTTTACCGGGCCAAGGCCGAAGCGAAGCGCGCCGGGATCACGCTGTCCGATCAGGAAATCCAGAAAATCCGCGAGCAGATCACGGCCACTCAACAGCTTCAGACTGCCAATCAGCGGACACAGAAGGCCGCCCAAGGCATGGGCGAGGCTCAAGAGTTTCTGGCGCAGAATTTCACTTCGGCGCTATCCGGTCTTTTGACCGGCACGACGACGTTGGAAAGCGCTTTCCAGCAACTCGCCAATAGCATCCTGAATGCCGCCCTGCAGGCCATTCTCTTGGGGCAGGGACCGCTTGCCGGTCTTGGCGGCGGTGGAGGTGGCGGAAGCAGCGGCGGCGGCGTAGGCGGGCTGTTTGGATGGCTCTTCAGCGCCAAGGGCGGCCCCGTGTCCCGCTCCCGCATGACGATGCTGCATCTTGCAGGCGGCGGCGATGTACGCGGCCCCGGCACCTCTACCAGTGACAGCATTCCGGCGATGCTCTCCGATGGGGAATACGTCGTCAACGCTGCCGCCACCCGGCGCAACCGTGCGATTTTGGAGGCCATCAATTCGGGCAGGATTGGGCGTCTCGCGGACGGCGGCGGCATCGGTAGCGCGGCCCGCATGGCGGCGGCAGGCGGTGGCATCAACGTGGGTGGCATCAATGTGAATGTCGAAAGCAAGGGCTCTTCCGGCGATCCTGCCAAGGATGAGGCGCACAATCGATCCATGGCAAAGCAGATTGCAGCCGCCATCGATCAGCAAATGACCGACTGGTATCTCAATCAGAGCCGCCCCGGCGGCCTTCTTTCAAAGCGGTGATCTATGGAAACGCTGATTTTCCCCAACAACACGAACGTTTCGGTCGGATCGGGATGGGATAAACAGGCGCGTGTTGTGAAGGCCGATTTCGTTATTAGCCCCGTTAGCCGCGCTCGCGACGGCATCAACAACGTGACCACGGAATATACGGTTTCCGTTTCGATGTTAAACGATGCCGAGGCCGCCGTCTTGGATGACTTCTTTGCCGCTCGCGGTGGGGCAGAGTCATTCTATTGGACGATGCCGGGGGAAACGACCCCCCGCCGCTGGACGTGTGAGAAATGGGGCATTCGCCATCTCGAAACCATGATCACGTCAATACCTGACGTGAGCTATAGCCCGCCTGATCACTTCCATTCGATGACGGCCACCTTTACGGAAGTGTTTGCGCCCTAGACGACTTCCGGCCAGTTTGGTCGAATATCACTCCCGTATAATGGTGGGTATATCGGCTCACGACCCTCTTCCACAAGCGGGCTAAAGGCGCTCTTTCGCACTGCATATGTGCCGACGAACAGGTCCAAAGTGCCTTCTTTAAGATTGACGCTGCAATTGATTTGCTCGACCTTTTCGGGGGCGCGGCGATATGTTGAAGCGCAGTCGTTCGGCCACAATACCCGGAACCCGCACATCAGCTTTTGATCGTCTACCAAGACCTCCATTAAGCCCTTGTAGACAGGATCATAGGGGATACCTCGCCCGCTGTTTTGTCCCATAGAATAGCGGGCAAGTTGCTCAACATGAAAGTAAGCGCTGATGAATGCTTTCGCCTTTAGAATGAGGTGATCAAGGTCTTCGTATTTGATCTTAAAAGCTTTTTCGCCACTTCGCCCGCCTCGAACTCGGAACGCGTCTTCGGCCAATATGAAGTCCGAATGCTGAACCGCGTTGCGTAGCTCTGGCCGGTAAAAACTCCGGTAGATTTCGCCGATCTTTAGACCGGCTCTCGCGGAGAGCTCTTCAATGATTTCAATCTTCTTGCCAGTGCGAAGACCATATTTTTGGAAGGCTTTACGCTCTTTGCTGTTGAGGAAATTATAAAATGGGTTCGGGCTGTATCCTAAGTTGAGATGGACCCGGAGAAGGTTTGTTATCACCTCAAACGGGGCATCCATTTCCACAACGTGGCAGTAGATAAGCAGGCCAAGACGCCATTGAGTTTCTGAAGGTTGTGGGAACCGATTTTCCGGCATCTCCACATTCATGAGATTATTCAAGTCGTTAAGGATGGACCGGCTTTCAGCGTACGGGTCCCACCCGCCATCTTCCATGCCCAAAACACGGAGCAAGGACGCAAAATACTTGATGATGTCATTTTTCGCTGGATCATCAGGAAGGAAGAGCGGCTTCAGAATTTCAATATATTCTTCGCGCTGCTTCAAAAAGGGAGCGGCTAGCGGATCGTCTTCTTCACTCATCCGAGGTTTCCAAAGCTGCCATCCGCGATTCAAGCTGCGCTACACGTTTTTCTAAATCATCCCCGATGCCTGACCGCAGGAGGCGCTTTGCCGCCCCGGCGCTTGCAACGTCGTCGTCACCATCCAGTGATGCTTCAAGGCGGGCAGCGATTTCCGCATTCAGCGAACGCCCGTTCCGGCGCGCAGCGTCGTCTATCCGGGCCTTAAGATCGGGATGCAGCCGAAGCCCAAACGGGGCGATGCTGCCAATTTTCACATCATGGTCGCGTGTAGTCATAGTTACATTATGCAACGTGCCGTGGATTGACGCCAGACTGATACTATAGTTACATGATGTAGTCATAACTATAGGAGACGCATCATGCGCATGACCGCTTCACCACAGGCACCCTTTGGCCTTCGCATGCCGGAAGACATCAAGGCGTGGATCATCGCCCGCGCTGCCGAGAATGGCCGTTCTGTCAATGCCGAGATCGTGCAGCTTCTGAAAGTCGAACGCAGCAAGGAAGGCGCAAATGCCTAAGCTCGCGGAAGCCATCAAGAGGCATGCCGAGCAGTCAGCCAAGCGCACCCGCAAGGCGCAATTCTCGGACGTGAAACGCCTTATGAAGCTGATGAAGGGAATGGGTAGCGAGGTGACTGTGGACGTCACCCCAAGCGGCTACAGCGTCTCGACCAGTGCCCCGGCAGCGGAAGCGCAGCCCGTGGCCGTCAACGAATGGGATGAGGTGCTGAAGTGAGCAAGCCACCCCTGAAGGGCAAGAAGCCCAAATACGTTCATGCCTATCAGGATCGCCACGATCAGCCCCGCATCTATTTCAACAAGCCGGGACAGAAGAAGCTCGCCTTGCGCGGCCCGCTCTATAGCGAAGAATTTTGGATCGACTACCACAAGGCCATGAAGGGCGAGGAAATCGCCAACGAAGGGGCAGGGGCTGGCAAAACCATCCCCGGCACAATCGATGCCATTGTCGCCAAGTGGTATCTGTCCGCCGATTTCGTCAACAGTGCCCCGGCCACCCAGCGGAACTACAAATCAGTGATAGAGCCGTTTCGAAAGGAACACGGCAAAAAGACCGCTGCCAACCTGAAGAACGTGCATATCAATGCGATCCTCGACAAGCGGGCGCTCACCTCGACAGCGCAAGCGAAGAACCTTGGGAAACGCCTTTCGACCATGTTCAAGTTTGCCGTGGAATTCGGCCTGATGGCAAGCAACCCGATGATAGGCGTGAAGAAGGTCAAGCACGAAGAAGAACACTATGAAATGTGGACGGATGGCGATATCGCCGCGTTCCGCGCATTCTGGAAAAAGGGGACGCCGCAGCGGCAGGCGCTCGAAATTTTGATCTATACCGGCCTTCGCCGTTCCGACGTGGTGCGCATTGGACCGCAGCATTTGAAGGACGGCTTCATCAAGATCAAGTTGCAGAAGACCGGCGTTGACCTGAATGTTCCCGTACACCCTAACGTGGTCGATTTCCTCGTCGTCGGTGACAGACGCCATCTCGCCTTCATCGTGACCGCGTACGGCGGCTCAAGATCGGAGAAGGCATTCACCAATTGGATTTCGGAAGCCGCGACAAAGGCCGGTCTTCCCGCTCATAGATCGCCCCACGGGTTACGCCGCGCAGCGTGCCGCGCACTCGCTGAAGCCGGATGCACCGTATGGGAGATTATGAGCATCACCGGCCACCAATCCGTCAAGGAAGTGGAGGGCTACGTTGCCGATGTCGATCAAGCCAAGCTCGCCAAAAGCGCTATAGCGAAGTGGGCAAAAGTGCAGTGAGAACGTTCGGAAAACAAAAATCTGCTAACCGGGCAACGCGGTTAGCAAATGCCCCTTGCAAGGCACTGAAAACATTGATGCGGGGGAGAGAAGTGGCACGCCCTAGGGGAGTCGAACCCCTCTTCCCAGAATGAAAATCTGGTGTCCTAACCGATAGACGAAGGGCGCTTCCTTCGTGGTGGCGCCCTTATAGTCAGCACCTTTCTGACCCGCAAGCGGTAAAATGCGAAATTCCGTAGATTTTTTCTGAGCTTGTGGAAATACCTTGCAGCAGGCGCCGAAGTCCCCGGAATACAGGGGATGCCGCGCCTCGCAGTAGGATCGGCAGGACGCGGTTTGCAGCCGCTGACCCAAAAAGATTGGTCTTGGCAGTTATCCGACCACCACGATCAGAGACTCCAGAATCAAGCACTTGAGGCTCGATTTGTGATCGATAGCGGAAGAGATCCACTTGACGCTCGCTGAGACCGGGATGAGGAGAATGCGGGCCCAGCGGCAGTCCCGACTTTCGAGAGAGCGGCGCGATTACACCACGCCGACAGGGCAGAAGGCTTCTGCAACCTGAAGCATATCGACCAGTGGATCACTATGCTGGAGCAATATGTCTTCCCCAAAATTGGAACGGAATTGGTTAACACACTTGGTGCCGCCGACTTTGCGGCGTGCCTGAAACCAATCTGGCTTTTGAAGCCTGAGACTTCCTCACGCGTTAGACTGCGCTGCGACGCAGTGATGAACTGGGCTGCAGCCAGTGAATACGTCGATGTAAGCCCCGTGGACCTTGTCGTTAAGCTTCTGCCAAAGCAGCTAGGTAAACGAGAGCGTGTCGCGCATCAACCTGCACTTCCTTGTAGGGACGTGCCTAACTTCATCGCTAATCTCCTTCATTCGGGAGTGTCAAACACTACCTTACAGATGCTGGAGTTGCTGATCATGACCGCCCGCCGTTCAGGCGAACTCCGTCAGATGCAATGGCACGAGGTCGACTTTTCCAACGCGATCTGGACAGTGCCCGCAGCACGCATGAAAGTGAAGATCACCCATCGCGTGCCGCTTACCCCAAGAAGCATCGAGATACTTGAAAGCCAGCTTGAGAAGTCGGAAACCGGCGAAGGGTTGGTGTTCCTTCACGAAGAATACGCCAATGCGCGCTATGACGCTCACCAAATTCCTCCGGGACAACGCGGTCGTGAGCGATACGCTCGGACGCATCGCCACCGCTCACGGATTCCGCTCAAGCTTTAG